TTTAACAGCGTTCACTACAACCTTTCCAGCACAAGCGTGTCTGGGCGCACCCAGGTTAGGAATATTGGCGGGCAACGCTTTGAGTTTTCTGCAACGTATCCCGCGCTTACTAGGGCTGAGTTCGCGCCTGTTATGGCATTTATTATGACTCAGAGAGGAATGGCTGAGACCTTTACTATCGTACTTCCTGAGATTAGCACTAAGTCAGGTAACGCATCTGGGACAGTCCAGACTGTAGGTGCAGATGTTATAGGCGAGACCTCAATTGCTATAGATGGGCTTTCTGGGACGTTAAAGGCTGGAGATGTGATCAAGTTTGCTAATCATACTAAGGTTTATATGATTGTCTCAGACTTAACTGGACCAGGCACTCTTAGCATACAGCCTGGTCTTAGGCAGGCTACAGCAAACGACACTGCGATTACTTACGATAACGTACCGTTTTTGGTACGGTTAAACAATGATGTGCAAGAATATGACCTGGGATTGTCTTCTCTGGTAAACTACGAAGTAGATTTCATTGAGGCAATATAATGACAAGAGGCATAGACGCATCGACTATTGCGGAACTTGCAAAGGATGACTTTAACCTAGCAACTTTAATTAAGTTAGAGTTTAGCACCGCTTTGTATCTGACAGATTGGGACAGAAATATTTCTGCTCTATCTACAACCTGGACAAGTAGTCCGCACTTCCTATCGGCAGGTGATGCCACTGAAACATCAGAACTTAGGGTCAACACAATAGACATTACTCTATCTGGCGTTGAGCAATCCTACGTTAGCCTGTTCCTGTCTCAAGATTACATAGATCGTCCAGTCAAGATTTATCGCGCAGTCCTAAATGATTCTGACGCGGTGATTGGTCAGCCTATACTGGTATTCGATGGGTTGATGACAGGCTATGCTATCGAGGACACAGAAACCACAAGTGACGTTACGGTCAATTGCGCTTCTCACTGGAAGGACTTTGAGAAAGAGAACGGTCGGAAGACAAACGACAACTCACAGAAGATACACTTTCCCAATGATGACGGGCTTGAGTTTGCCGCTAAGACAGTGAAAGATTTGAGATGGGGGCGTAAATAATGGCGTTTTGGACTTTTGTCGCAATATTTGCGGCCTCTACCGCTGTTTCATATGTGATGTCTCGACAGGCCATGAAGAAGGCCAAGAAAGCCGCAGAGGATATGGCTGGCGTTCTTATCAACAAAGAGTCAAACATTGAGCCTATTCCTGTTATATATGGTGAACGCAGGGTCGGCGGGGTAAGGGTATTCGTATCCACTAAAGATGTCAGTGGTGGCGATAAGAACGAGTTTCTGTACATTGCTTTGGCTATGGCTGAAGGCGAAGTAGAGTCAATTACTGACATACACCTCGATGACAAGCCAATTACAAACAGTAAGTATTCTGGCCTCTATACGATAAATGTACACACTGGAGCCGATAACCAGGCATATGATTCGCTTCTTACTGAGGCAAACGCAGGCTGGACATCAAGTCACAAACTGAGTGGTATTGCATACCTGGCGATAAAGCTGAAGTGGGATGAAGATGTGTTCTCAGGCATGCCTGAAATCACTGCGGTAGTTAAGGGGAGAAAAGTATTTGACCCTAGAGATTCAAGCACTGCATGGAGCAATAACCCTGCTTTGTGTATTAGAGACTACCTGACTAATGACCGATACGGTAAGGGACTTCCTACCTCCGCAATAGACGATGATGCTTTTGAGGACGCAGCAGATGACTGTGATGAAACTGTTACGTTTTATAGTGGCGGCACTACAGGCAAAATATTTGAGTGCAACGCTGTCCTGCAAACCGATGAGACTCTATTTGATAACATAGAAAAAATGCTGATGGGTTGCCGAGGCTTTCTTCCGTACACTCAAGGCAAATATAGTCTTATCATTGATAAGTCTAGGTCCAGCGTCTTTGCTTTTGATAAAGAGAATATTGTCGGTGGCATAGCTATTGCAGGGGAAACTAAAGAAAACAAATTTAATAGAGTATTAGTTAAGTTTGCTAACCCCAAAGTTGATTATCAGCCGGACCAGGCTGTATGGCCAGCCGGAGGCTCTAGCGATGAAACTGCGCTTCTTGCAGAAGACAATGGGACGTTACTTGTTGAGGAAATTGAGTTACACACAGTAACTAATTACTACGCGGCAAGAGACCTAGCTAGGGTAATACTAAAGCGATCTAGAAATGCTATTAGAGCGTCATTTAACGCTACTAGCGAGTCGTTGCAGTTGACAGTAGCGGATGTAGTAACGGTTACTCACCCTACGCCTGGTTGGACTGCAAAGCCGTTCCAGGTTGAGGGCATTGTTATGAATTATGACGGAACATGCTCTGTCAGTTTGCTTGAATATGATTCGTCTATTTATACTTATGACACATCAGTTGAGCAAACGGATTACCCTGATACAGAACTTCCTGATCCGTTTTCTGTCACTGCCCCTACTCTTCTTAGTGTTACTGCAAGCACTACTATTGCCCTTGACGGAACAATAGTCCCGGCTATGACTATATCCTGGGTTGCAAGTACTGATTCTTTTGTGTCGCAGTATGAACTTGAGTGGTCTACGGATAACACTACATTTGAATCTATAATTACAAGCAATGTAGAGCATACCATAGCCCCTGCTGTGGCTGGTGCAACGTACTACACGCGAGTAAGAGCGATTAGTGCAATTGGTGCTAAGAGTGATGCAATTACAGCTAATGGAGCATCATCAGGAGATACAACCGCTCCAGCAGTGGTAAGCAGCCCTTCAGCCACTGGGGGCCAGGGATCGATAACTCTTGCCTGGACAAATCCATCGGACAAAGACTTTTCCAACGCTGAGATTTACAGGTCAAATACTACAGGTGGAACATATACTGCGATAGCTAGTGTAGCTGGAGGTTATGGCCTTACCTCATCGTTTGTGAATGGCTCTCTTGACGATTCTGAAGATTACTTCTATAAGATTAAGTCAGTAGATTACAGCGGCAACAAGTCAGCGTTTACAGCGATAGTTAGCGCCACAACTAATGCTCCTGCTTCACCGCCAAGGGCAGACAATGGATATGTCTATTACACTGTTTCTAGTGCGAACGCACCCGGCACTCCAACTGCAACTTCGTACAACTACAATACCGCGTCATTTAGTGGGCTGACTACAAACTGGCAAAAGAACCCACCAACCATCAATGGCGCAGATGGCAAATTCTGGGCAAGTAGTTTTACGATTACAGAAGCCACATTTGGCGGCACACAGACAATCACGTTTTCTACTCCATTTGCGTCTACTCAGTTTGACGGTTTGGTGACGTTTACAAATCTAAACTCTGAACTGGCAAATGCCTCTAGCACTGAAATTACTACCATAAATGGCGGCTTGTTAAAGACAGGAACTATTGATGTATCTAATGTAAATATATCAGGAACTGCAAGCGCGGGGATAAATATTAAATCTGCCGCAAGCGGTTCAAGAATGGAAATAGCCTCTGATGTTATTAAGATATATGACGGGTCAACATTGCGCGTCAAACTAGGCAATCTGTAATGGCTTATGGGCTGAAGGTATATGACGCAAACGGCAATGTCAGGCTAGACACAAATGACAGAGAGTTTCGTTATGTAGCTAACTATTCTGGAAATTTAGCGGCAGGTGCTACAGCCAACATAACAGTCTCAGGGTTAAGCACTGATGGGACTTGGGGCGTTAACGAACAAGGTTTAGTAAATTTTAGTCTTGACGTTTCAATAAGCACAAATACCTTGACTGTTGAAAATATCGACTCTTTTAACAGCAGGCCGTACTATATACAGGTATTTAGAATATGAGTTATGGGTTTTTGGCTGTGAATCAAAGCGGATTTACGCAGATAGATGGCACATACGACAATCTTGCTGTATTGGCCAGCGGGACTGGAACTACGAGTTATTATTCTAGTCTTGGAAACGTGGCAAATAGAGTGAATTGGCCTACAAATCTTCCATCAACATGGGCTTTATTTGCAAAGCCAAGCCTAGAAACTGAATCAGGCGGGTTTAACACTTATTGGTTGCAAACAGATGCCAATGGGTTTTATATCACTACTCCACTGGGTAGTAACTTCACCAGATCATTTGATTGGAAAATCTGCCTTAGGTCTTTTGAGATGCCATCATCACCTAACACTGGATATGGATTAAAGGTTTACAAGTCTAACGGTGATGAAGCGTTCAGCAGTAATAATGAAAATTTTAAATGCTTGTTTGTAGCATCAGATAATACGACAGCAGGGTCACAAGCAGTTTATTCGCCTACTTCAATATCTGGATGTTTTCGTCTTATGAATGGAAGTGGGTGGGTTGCTTACCACCCAAGCAACCAATATCCCGGAACGGTTGCTGTATCTGCTTATATGCAACAATTTGATTACGTCACTGATGAAATTAAGGCTGTAGTTACATACGCGGCTATAGTAGGCGGGTCAGGTTCAAGTACTTCAGATCAAGTAAAAACTAATTTGGTGGGAAAATTCGCATGATAAAAGTAGCTATGGTTGCACAGAATGGCGAGGTTGCATACACAATAAGTCCCGCTGTTGATGATATGTACATTGATGGTCAGGTTTACAATGAACATACCGCAAGACATATAAGCCATGAATCTGTTGACCGCGAGGTTGTAGAAACATGGTATTGGAGAGATGGTTGGCAAACTAGAGAAGATAAGCCTTCTGTTTTCCATGATTGGATTGATGAATCATGGCAATTAAACTCAGGTAGGCTGTGGCTAGGAATACGCACAGAAAGGTTTTATAAATTATCTGAATGCGATTGGACTCAAGTTCCAGATAATCAACTAACAGATTCCAAAAAAGCAGAGTGGGCAACATACAGGCAAGCATTGCGAAACGTACCTGCTAATAATTCGGATGCAACCGATCTCAGTGATATAATATGGCCGACTAAGCCGGAGTAGAAAATGATTTATCAACTAGTTAAAGATGATACAGGTGTATCTATACAGGCAACCCTAACCAGGGCAAATGACGGAAGTGCCATTGATTGCACTGGCGGCACTGTAAGGTTAAAGGTTAGAGAAAAAGGCTCTACCTCAACTTTGTTTACGGTAACCGCTGGTAACTCAGGAACCAACCTTCAGAATGGTATCGCTATATTTCAGTTTGAGGCTGGG